GCGGAACGTCCTATGCCGGCATCAAAGGGGCGCTGTACAAGGCGCTGGCGAACGAGGACGTCAAGGCTGTTGTGCTCGATATCGACAGTCCGGGCGGTTCTGTGCCGGGCACGGAAGAGCTTTCGAACGAGATTCGCGCCGTTCGCGGTGGCGAAAAGCCGATTATCGCGCAAGTGAACAAGCTCGCTGCGAGCGCGGCTTACTGGATCGCTGCTAGCGCTGATGAGATCGTCGTAAGCCCCAGTGGCCGCGCCGGTTCCATCGGCGTTTATACCGCGCACGATGACGTTTCCGCTGCGCTGGAAAAGCGCGGTATCAAGCGCACGTACATTTCGGCCGGCAAGCACAAGGTCGAGGGCAACGAGACTGAGCCGCTTGGCAAGGACACGCTGGCGTTCATTCAGGATAGCGTGAACCATTCCTATAGCCGCTTTGTGGCGGCCGTAGCGGAGGGGCGCGGCACTACGGTAGGCAAGGTCGAAGACGGCTTTGGGCAGGGCAGGGTGTTTTACGCATCCGCGCTGCTGGACCGCGGCATGGCAGATAGCATTGCGACGCTTGAGCAGACGCTAGAGCGATTTGGTGCCGATACACAGCCTGCATATGTGCGGCGCGTGAAGGCCGCCAATCAGGCGAAGGCCGAAGCGGCCGAATTGCTGTCCGCGAAGATGGCGGCCGGTGACAAGATTACAGTTCGCGAGTTCGAACATGGCATCAGGGGACTGATTGGTCTGTCGAAGTCGGAAGCGGAGCACGCTGCAAAGCTCTACTTCAAGGATGGTCAGGGGGAACCTGACGCAGATGCGGCAACACTAGCTGCGTTGGACCGTCTTTTGGCGGCTGCGCGTTCTCCCTTAATAGTAAAATAGGAGCCAATCATGGCTGATAATGCACTTGCCGATAAAATCGGCGAGCTTGGTACTTCGCTTGCGTCCATCAAGGAGCAGGTTGGCAATCTTGGTATGGAATTTACCGAAAAGCTGAAGGCTACCGGAGAAGTTTCGGCGGAACTGACCAAGAAGGTCGACAAGGCTCTTACCGAGCTTGGCGAGGCGACGACTCGCGTTGGTGAACTTGAGAAGCGCGCTGCTCGTCAGAAGGAAATCGTTGAAGACGTCGACGCCGGAGATATCGGCGACCAGTTTGTGGCTTCCGAAGCCTTCAAGAACCTCGACTCGGCCGGCGCCTGGCGCGGTTCGATCAGGGTCGGGGCCGAAAAGGCCGCTGTTACCTCCGGCAACACGACCGTGGGCGCGGGCCGCTCGGCTGGTACGTCGCTGGTTCCGGGCCATCGTCTTCCGGGCATCCTGGGTATGCCGCACCGTAACTTCACCATTCGCGACCTCGTTGCGCCCGGCACCACGTCGAGCAACAGCGTTGAATATGTGAAGGCGACGGGCTTTACGAACAATGCCCGCCCGGTGACGGAAGGCACGACCAAGCCGACCTCCGACGTGACGTTCAACATGTACACGTCGCCCGTCCGCACCCTGGCGCACATCTTCAAGATTTCGCGCCAGATTATGGACGACGCTCCCGGCCTTTCGTCCTACATCAACGCCGAGGGTACCTACGGCCTGAAGTACGTTGAGGAAAACCAGCTTCTCAACGGCAACAACACCGGCCAGAACCTGAACGGCATCATCCCGCAGGCGTCAGCGTTCGCGCCGGAATTCAATGCTTCGGATGAGACGGCGATTGATCGTATTCGCCTTGCCATCCTTCAGGCGTTCATCGCGCAGTATCCTTCGTCTGGCGTTGTGCTTCACCCGACCGATTGGGCGCGCATTGAACTGACCAAGGACAGCGAGTCACGCTACATCATCGGCAACGCCATGTCTCCGATCGGGCCGACCCTTTGGGGCCTTCCGGTTGTGCAGACGCAGGCTATGTCGTCCGGCGAATTCCTGACCGGCGCGTTCAATCTCGCCGCGCAGATCTTCGATCGCATGGGCGTCGAGGTTCTTCTGTCGACGGAAAACTCCGACGATTTCGAGAAGAACATGGCAACGGTACGCATCGAGGAGCGCCTTGCGTTCATCGTGAAGCGTCCCGAAGCCTTCGTGACCGGCGACATCGACACGCTGACGACCGCTTCCGACTAATAGCGGGATAGGGCGGGCTTAACGGCCCGCCCGCCTTCTACTCTGGAGTTTGCATGAGAATCCAAGCCCTAAAAACCTTGCTCGACGGAAACGTGAAAACCCGCAAGGGCACGATTTACGAAGAGGACGACCATAAGGCGCGCGAGCTTATCGCCATGGGCTATGCCGTGCATATTCCAGAACCGAAGGACTCCGTTGCCGCACCGATTGCGTTCCTGAATAAAGAGGAAACCTCCGACCCTTTCACGGAGCGCCGGACTATTGGCCACGTTGGCTCGGCGAAACCTGCGTCATTGTCGCAGGAGGACCAAGCGCGGCCGAAGCGGACCTACAAGAAGCGCGCGGCAAAGTCCGAGTCATAGTCGTAAACAACGGCTATCGGCTCGCGCCATGGGCCGACGTTCTTTACGCATGTGACTACGACTGGTGGGCGCATAATCGCGGACGGACTGACTTTCGCGGTTTGCGCTTGGGCGCGGACGTGCGCAACAATAAATGGGGCGTCCTTCCGGTTAAGGTTGACATGCGCCGCCATGATATCGCGGTGCATAAGTTCGGCACGGTTGCCAGTGGTGGCAATTCGGGATTTCAGGCGCTTAATCTGGCCGTGCAGTTTGGCTGCGCCAGGATAATCCTTGTCGGCTTCGATATGCACGATCGCGACGGGATCCACTGGCACGGCAAGCATGAGTCGGGGCTAAGAAATCCAACGCGGCAGTCGCTCGGCAAGTGGCGCGCGGCGATAGACCGGCAGGCGGGCTTGCTTGAGCAGATTGGCGTTACGGTGCTGAATGCCGGCCCGAATAGCGCGCTTACTGCTTATCCGAAAATGACGTTTGAGGCCGCGATGGCGGAATGTATGGAGGCCGACCGTGTCGCTGCTTGATATTGAATTGGTGAAAAAGCATCTCCGCGTCGATCACGATGATGACGACGACACTATTGCGGCCTATCAGGCTGCGGCCGAATCCATAATCACCGAATATCTCGACCGAGCCGTTTATCCAGCATCAGGCAGCGCGCCTTCCGGCGATGACGGGACGGCCATAGAGATTACGGCGCCGATCACGGCTGCGGTTCTCCTTGTTACCGAAGATTTGTACGAGGGGCGCGGCTCCGATACATGGGACGCCGATGGAGCCATGCTGCCGCGCACGGTGAGGGCACTTCTAGCGCCTTATCGTGTTTGGCGCGTCTATTCCGAGGGCTGCTAAATGCGGCGCTGTACGGTGCGCTATGCGGTGCTGTCGCCCGACAAGATATTCAACCTGACGTCGCCGCGGTATCTGCCGGAAATTTCACTGCGCTGGAGCGGCAAGTATCACTGGCACCATTACCGATACGAGCCGCTACGCGATATCATCGAGGCGCACTATGTCAAACGCTTCAACGAAGTCTCAGGCCATTATGAACGGCTTCTGGAGTCCGTGGCTCGTTCCGGCTTCCGCAATCCAATCATGGTTTCCGCCGGCCACCTCGAAAGACGCAACCCGCGAGAGTTGCCGCCTGCCATCCGAAACAAAGAAGACCTGATCGTTTCGGAATACCTTGGCGGGTCGCGCCTGTGGGCGGCTGGTAAGCTTGGCGTCGACGTGCCGTGCATCGTGAACGACTACGCTGACGTGCTTCAAGATGCGCCCGTTTTGGCGGACGCGGAGGCGGTCCTGGCGAAGTTCACAGACGCGCCGCGGCGCATTGAAATGCCGCGACATGGCCCGGTGACGGCAAACGACATTCCGTTCATGCACCTGCCGGAAGCAGAGCGCTACAGCCTTGGCGAGCAGATACTAATCCGTCGCGGCATTGTCGACGAATGCAAAAGTAAGGTGGCGGAATGGCTGGAGGAGACGGGACTGTAGGGCCTAAAGCCGAGGAGCCGCTTACGGTTGCCTGCGTGCTGCGGAGCGGCGGTGGGTATGACGGCGAATGGGTACGAAAACTAAAGAATGGCGTTGAGCGCCACCTTTCGCTTCCGCATCGTTTCGTTTGCCTATCCGATATGGACGTTCCGTGCGAGCGGATACCCATTACGCGCAATTGGCGCGGCTGGTGGTCTAAACTTGGCATGTTCGACGTGTTCAAGGGGCCGACGCTGTATTTCGACCTTGACACGGTTATTGTCGGCTCGCTTGACGCTCTCGCGGGATATCACCACCGCTTTACGGCGGCGCATGAATACTACCGGCCGCATATGCTGTGCTCGACGGCGATGGCCTGGAACGGCGATTATTCGTTCATAGCGCGCGCCTACGAAGCCGCGCCGAATGAGTTGGCTAGAAAATACGACAAGCAAATCCGACCGCGCGTCGGTGACCAGGCGTTTATCGAGGACCAGTTGAAGGCGCGCGGAATCAAGTTTGACACCTTCCGCGACCTATTCGGCGAGACGTCGATTGCGTCGTACAAGGTTCATAAATGCGAAGGCGCTCCGCCTGACGGGGCGGCTGCGGTGGCATTCCACGGCAGGCCAAAGCCGGATGAAATAAGAACGGGATGGGTGCCTAAAGCATGGCGGTAGATAAAAGAAGCGGCGCGGCTATGCGTGGCGATGCCATTATCAAGCGTATAGGCAGGGGCGCTAATGGCGTTGAAGTTGGCGTATTCCGCGGAGTCTTATCGCGCTACCTCATAAAGAAAGGCGTGTCGCGCCTGATTATGGTGGATAGTTGGCTTCCCGCAGACGAACAGCCTGCGCAATACAAATCCACCAAGGATTATTGTGCCGGGTTGAGCGCGCAAGAGGCCGCATCCAACGAGGCGATGGCCCGCAAGGTCGCGCTTGATTCTGGTGGCCGTGCGGTTGTGCTGAAGATGTCGTCCGTTGCGGCAGCGGCAACCGTGGGCGACGCCAGCTTGGATTTTGTGTTTTTGGACGCAGACCACTCCTACGAAGGAGTGCGAGCCGACATCGCCGCATGGCTCCCGAAGGTTAAAAGCGGCGGATGGATTGGCGGCCACGATATCGACAACCCGGAGCCGCCGTTTGACTTCAGTGGTGTACGCAAAGCCGTCGACGAGGCATTTACGGAAGGAGTGGAGTTGGATGACAATTTCACATGGTTCTGGCGTGTGGGTTAGATTCACCGCCGACTATAACTACCGCCAGCCATCCTTCACGATCGCTTACCGCGCCGGCATGGTCCTTAACATACCCACGCCCCATGCCACTCTGGCGATAGCAGCCGGCAAAGCCATACGCCTCAAAAAGACACGCAAGGATGAAGAGCCATGGCCGGTAAGCGAAGTGGCGCAGGCGCCCTCAACCGACGCGTAACATTCCAGAGGCGCGGAGACGAAGTGGATGAGTTCCATAATGTATCTATAGGCACCGGCCCTTTCGCTGACGTCTACACCTGCGCAGCCCGCCTACAGCCCAAATTCGGCAACAACGTCGAGTCCTACGCCGCAAGCAGGCTGGCGTCGAAGCAGCCTTATAACCTTACGGTTAGGGCATGCACAGACACAAGAGCAGTGCGCACGGATTGGCGGGTTGTGGATGCGCGGCAGGCGCAGGATGCTAACGGGGCTTCTCCGCGGTGCTTCAATATCGTGTCCATTGTGGATCCGGATGAGCGGGGAGCACTGATCGAGATGTTGGTGATTGAAGGTGAGGCTAGTTGATGGCCAT